CTAGCCTACCGGCGGCTGCTGGACTGGGTTTATCTGCACGAAAAGCCAATTCCACTAGAAATCAACGAGGTGGCGCGGAACATTCGTATGCGAACGCATTGCGAAAGCATTGCCATCGTATTGCAAGAGTTCTTCGTTCGCACTGAGTCAGGTTGGGTGTCAGACCGTGTACAGCGTGAAATTGCCAAGGCTGGAGACAAAAGCCAGAAGGCTTCACAGAGTGCAAAAGCTCGTTGGGATGCGAACGCATTGCGAATGCAGTCCGAAGGCAATGCTACACATAACACATTACCCATTACCCAGAACCCAATACCCATTACACAAAACACAACGGATACCTATATTTGTCCACCTGACGGTGAACCTGTGGACAAATTGCCAGCTTGTCAGCACCAAGCAGTCATTGACCTGTACCACCAGCAGTTGCCTACCCTGCGCCGGGTTGAGGTGTGGAACGCTGTCCGACAGGGCTACCTGAGACAGCGCTGGCGCGAGGTGGCGGCGGAGTTGGGCAAAGAGAAGCCGATCAGCGGTGATGCGGTCTTGGATTGGTTCAATGACTTTTTTGGTCACATCCAGAAGTCCCGTTTTCTGGTCGGCAAGATCAATGGTAAGGACGGACGAGCTTTTGCCGCTGATTTGGAATGGATCATCAAGCCGAGCAATTTTGCAAAAATCGTAGAGGGGAAATACCATGGCACTAACTAATTTTCGTAAAGAAGAGCCCGTCCAAAACGACGACAAGCTGTACTGCTCGCATGCAGGTTGTGGCAACTTGTGGTCCGTTCGCATGGAGGGTTCACCGCCAAAATGCAGCTACCACCAGTGGGGGAACAAACCCAAGAACGAAGGAACGTCCACTTACAAGCAGTGGTCAGACCGTCAAACCCTGTCAAAGCCGGTGTCTGACTGGTACAACCAGTCTGGAGAAAAGTGGTGAACTACTTTGAAGCTCACAAACTGCTTGACGAGGTAAAAGATGGACACGACCACACCACCGCCGACATCACAACTGCGCTTGGACTGGTTGGAGACATTGACCCAGACCTACGCCGAGCTGGCTCTGGCTGGTGGCGACCAAGCATTAAAAGACGGCCGGAGGAATTACCTGATAGCCCGGTTCAAGGAACTGGAGCAGGACTTCCCCGGCATCACTGCAATCATTCACACCAAAATTAGGGCAATGAAATGAATATTTTTGAGCAGGGCAAAACCCTTTTCACGCAGAACGAATTTAATCAGGCACTGGCCGAGGCTAAGGCCGAGATCATGTCGGTTGCCGTTTACACGACCAAGCAGGCCATGTACCTCGAGCGCCGGGCCTGCGCCCAGATGCTGCTGGACATGGCCGACAACGAGGACGAGGGTACAGTTTGTACCGCCCTGCGCAATGCAGCCGACCAGTTGGTCAACCGCGTACCGGTGCAAAACCAATGATGCAAATCACATTTACCGTCCCCGGCCCGCCGCACGGCAAAGGCAGGCCAAGGTTTGCCCGGCGTGGCAACTTTGTTGCAACTTACACCGACGCCAAAACAAGCAGCTACGAAGACCAGATCCGGTTTTATGCACTGCAGGCAATGGGCAGCAGCAAACCGCTAGAAACGGCGTTAGAGGCTGCAATCTACATCAGGCTATCAGTGCCTAAGTCTTACCCCAAAAAGCGCGTAGAGGCCTGTTTGAACGGCTCTGAGTGGCCTTGCAAGAAGCCTGACTGGGACAACGTGGCCAAAAGCATTTGTGATGCGATGAACAGCATTATTTTTGTTGACGACAGCCAGATTGTTGAATGCCATGTCCGCAAGGTGTATTCAGCGACTGCTGGTGTGGACGTTTTGATCAAGGAAAAAGAATGACACCAATGAAAGTCAAGTGGTACGAGGGGCGTAAGGGCAAAATTGGTATTGCCAAGGTCCAGACCGAGGACGGTGATACCGAGTACCGGATCGGTACGGTTGACGGGTTCTTGGAGCACATGGACGTCCAGCAGGTTGTGGCATGGGGAGTCTGGTTCCCAATTGAGGCCGGCGACGCATTATTTTTGGAGGGCGTATGACGGAAAAATTGATTGATCCTCAAGCTGCGGTCGACTTCATGATTGCCAAGAGCAAAGCTTACGCGCAGGCCGAGGGCAACAAGACTTACATGGAAGAGCTACGCAAGACGATCAAGGCCGAGCAGATGATCGAGGCCGAGACCTTGGGCCACAAGACGGCCGCCATGCAGGAGCGTGAGGCGTATGCGTCGAGCCGGTACAAAGATCACCTGCTGGCACTGCAGCACGCCGTGGAGGTCCGCGAGGAGCTACGGTGGATGCTGATAGCCGCGCAAGCTAGGATCGAAGTGTGGCGATCGCAAGAGGCCAGCAACAGGGCAGAAGGGAAGGCCACGATATGACCGAAGATGAAGAGTTCGAGCGCATTAGCCACGAGCAAAAATACACCCGAAGAGACAAGCGTATTGACCAAGATAAGCGGGTGGGTGAGCCGCTATCGGTTACGTACTCAATCAAGCTGACCCAGAGCCAACGCATTGCATTGATGAAACTTGGACCGGAGTGGATCAGGTCTCAGATTGACGCCGTGAGCAGATGACAACGCTGGCTGAGAAAAAGCACATGAGCCGGGTGGCTGAACTGGGCTGCGCTTGACTCAAAGCCAATTTACCTGCACAATCAAAGCCACAAGGGAGGCTTTATGAAATTTGAATTGAGATGTGGCACGATTGTGCAAATTGATGAGCAAGATGCTTTAAGGTTTGTGGGGATTTCAATGTGGATTACCGATCACGGTTATGTTCGCGTAAGTGGTCGGCATGGTGTAAGAGAAAGGTATTTGCACCGAGAAATTATGGTTGCCGATGCCAACACTGTTGTTGACCACATAAATGGAGACAAGTTGGACAATTGCAGAAAAAATTTGAGGCTGTGTACTCAGCAACAAAATTCCTTCAACTCACGAACTCCAAACAACAATTTGAGCGGAATTAAAGGCGTTTATTGGTGCAACAAAAGATTGAAATGGGTTGCTCAAGTTGCGCACAACGGAAAAACTATTCCGCTTGGCCGTTATGCTGATTTCCAATCTGCGGTCAACGCTAGATTGGCAAAAGAAATAGAACTGTTTGGCGAATATTCCTCCCTTAATGGAGTAATGAAATCATGAAAAAAGCACTTACTGTTGCTGAAAAAAAACACATGACAAAGGTTGCAGAGTTAGGTTGTATGGTGTGCCTTCGTATGGGCTACCAAGGCACGCCAGCAGAACTCCACCATCCAAGGGCCGGAACAGGGGCTGGGAGACGCGCAAGCCACTACGATGTCATACCGCTATGCCCAGAGCATCACAGGGGCAAGACGGGCCTCCACGGGCTCGGCACAAAGGGCTTCCCCACGCACTACGGCTACGACGAAGCTGACCTGCTAAACGACACCCGAACCCTATTAGGGTTTGTCCCTATAAAAATAATTTGAAATAGTTGGCATATCGTTTAATTCTGGATTACACTAGCATCACTGACAAAGCAATACCGCAAGTCAGGTAACACAGAAAGACCAGCGACATGAACATCACCATCACCCACGACGTTGACACTCTCGGCCAACTGCTCGCTCAGATCGCCCTGCTAACCAAGCAAGCCGACGCCATCAAGGACCAGATCAAAGACAGCGCCAGCATGGGCGGCGACAAGGTTGTCGAAGGCGACCTGTTCAAAGCCACTTACATGGAGTCCAACCGCTCCACGGTTGACAGCAAGGCCCTGTTCGCAGAGCTGGGTGCCACACCAGAGCAGATCGCTCGTCACACCAAAGTGACTGCAGTCTTCTCGGTCAAGGTCACCAGCAAGTAAACCAATCGGGGCTTCGGCCCCATCAGGAGAACAACATGATCTACACCGTAAAAATCTTAAGCGAAAAGAACATCACCTCGGAGCATCAGGTTGAGGCACCGAGCGCACAGGATGCGATTGACCTTGTGGTGGACGAGGCTCCGTTTGTCATCAGCGAGGTGTGGTGTGAAAACATCCATGATTGCCTGTGAACGAGTCCACCATGAGCGAATACATCAAAGGCTTTGACCACGGGTGTGACTACATCATTGCGGAGATTGAGCGGTATATCAAACAGCGTAACTACGAGCCCCGCATCACCCGGCCGATTGAACAACTGCTGGCCCATCTCAAGATGGAAGACCTTAAAAAACAGTCAAGTATTGCTTGATGTGTAATTTGCGGTTACACTACCAACACTGCACCATCGCAGGTAACACAGAAACGAAAGCGAATCATGATCCACCCCTTCCAAAAATTAGGCCTCGGAACAGCTCCCTTCTCCTGCACCCATGTGACTGAGAACGTCTTTGAGAACGGCGATGGCACGACCAAGGCCGGTGGCTGCTGCGACTATTGCGGCACTGGTATCCGTTGGGAGTTCTGGATCAAGGGCAGCATCGCTGGTGCCAAGCAGTTCAAGGTGGGCTGCGACTGCGTGGCCAAGACCGGCTGGGGCATCGAGGGCTTTGAGAAGGTCCGCGCTGCTCACGCCCGCGCCCGCCGCCAAGCTGGCGCACAGTCCCGCCGGGCCGCCCGCCAAGCTCAGATGGCCGCAGAACGCGCCAAGAAGCTCGCGGAGCGCCAAGAGGCTACTCAGGCATGGCGTGATGCCAACAGCGCCGTAGTGGCCCGCCTGATGGCCTACGAGGGCACAAACAGCTTCCTGCGCGACATGATGAGCAACCTGAGCCATTGGGGCAACCTGTCCGCCCGCCAGCTCGAAGCCGTTGAGTCCTGCTTTGCCGTCATTGACCGCACCGAGGCAGCACGCGCCAACAGCCAGCACATTGGTGCCGTGGGCGACAAAATTACCTTAACCATCACCGTCGAGTGCATCATCGTGCTCGAGTCCCAGTTCGGCACCACCTTCATCACCCTTGCCCGCGACGAGCAAGGCAACACCATCTTCTACAAAGGTCGCGTGAACATTGGCAGCAATGGCGACACCAACACCGTCAAGGCCAGCGTCAAGGAGCATACGGTTTACAACGGCATCAAGCAGACCGTCATTCAGCGCCCCAAGCTGCTAGAGGTGGCATAAGGGTTTGTCCCTACAAAATATTTTGATTTGACTGTGATTTGGTGTAATTTGCGGTTACACTAACATCACGGTCAGCAAGACCGGTAACACCAAAAGGACAGCGAAATGACAAACGAAATTGAAACCATCATCAAAACCGAAGACAACGTCCGGGTCAGCATTGACTCGTGGGACAACGGCGGTGCTTGGCTGCACCTGTCAATGAGGCACGGGACTGCGTCTGCGGTTCTCACTCGTTCCGAGGCCGAGCAACTGCTGGCTGGCCTGCAACTCATCTTGGCTCAAGAGGTGACAGCATGAGCGACTCCGAAGAAGTCACCAAAAAAGCAACTGACCTACAAATCAAGCAGGCGATTGCTAAACGCAAACATCGCTCAGAGTCGGTGTGGCTTACCAAATCGTTTGAAGAGGCCGAGGCTAACGCAAACCTGTTTGTCAAGGCTCAGATACCTATTGGCACCAAAGATCGCAACAGAGACCTGTCTAGAGCCTTTGACAGGTCAGCAACGGCACGGGGGAATCGGACATGACGCAACCAGAAGCCTTGCGGTTGGCTGACAAGATGAGCAGCTACAAATTGTCTAGCGGATACGCATGGCATTGTCACAAAGCCGCCGCCGAACTGCGCCGACTCCATGAGAGCAATCAGGAACTGCTGGCGGCGTTGGAGAAGCTGGCACGACTGGGGAACGGCGAACACTACGGCAACAGCGACGGGAACATGATTGCCCGTGCAGCAATAGCCAAAGGAGAACTGAAATGAAAGACGACGATGTTGAAGATTTATTTGCCTACGGCTGGCTCGACACCGCCTTAGCAATTGTCCTCGCGTTGGTGGCGCTAGTGGCGCTGTCCTTTTTTGCGGGGTATCTGATATGAGCCGCTTACTTTTTGCTGCCGCCCGTGGGGCGAGGATTGAAGATAACGTTTTGGGCCGGTGGACAGGGTCGGAGTCTGTCTACCTTGAGAAAGATATTACGTATTCCTACCGCATCCACCCGGATGACGAACACTTGGCCTATGGCCCGATCAGCACGGAGGTACGCAAAGCCGCAGAGAACATCGCGAAAAAGGCGTACCTACACGACGTACTAGGTCGCTACGGTTTTGCCGCGATTGACGATTACTTATCACGGTCAAATGAATTTGGGTATTGCTGGGACAAAGCCATGAACGCAACTGCTATGCAGAAACAATTATTTCTTTTAATCTTGGCCGAATGCTTGGCCGACGAGGGGATGTGATGACAGGATTTGATTCAAAGCGCCAAGCAGCGCAAGCCAAGCTGGACGATGACGACGCACAGGTCTACATTGCAGAGTATGAGGCTGCTCTGTTGGTCTCATACCAAAGCGGTTTTGCCGATGGCAAGAGGTCAGTGCAGCGCAAGCCGCTGACGGAAGAAATGCGAAAGCAGATGCTAGAGGTTAGCGACAACTACGAAAGGCGTGGAGCATTTGCAAATGGCTGGCTGAGTGCCGAAGCCGCCCACGGCATAAAGCAGCAACCATGACTAACTTAAGACAAGTTGCGCAGCAGGCGCTGGAGGCTTTGAAATCAGCAGCGATTTTTGTTGACAGCTTTCGCGGTCAAAAAGCAACGCAAGAAGCCATCACCGCCCTGCAAACCGAACTGGCACAGCCAGAGCAGGAGCAGGAGCCGGTGGCGTGGATGAAGGAAGATTGGACTGGTGGACACCTTAACTACGAATGTGTGTATGAGAGAGCTTTTGCCGCTTTTCCCGTTTACACCACCCCACTTGCAGCACAGCGCAAGCCGCTGACCGCAACCACAATCGGCAACATGATGCCAAGCACCATACCGACGGAACATGATGGCGCATTGATGGAGTTTGCCCGAGCCATCGAAGCCGCCCACAACATAAAGGAGGGGACATGACTAACCTAAGACAAGCCGCGCAGGCGGTGGTAGAACGCTGGGATACGCCAGCTTGGGAGTGGCGCGACCAAGGCCCGACCGCTGATTTGATGGCAGACCTACGCACCGCACTGGCACAGCCAGAGCAGGAGCCGGTGGCGTGGGCGGTGCAAGGCTGTTCAAAAATGTGGCGTGATGAGTTTGCGGAGATTGACGCAAAAGCAGAGGCAAAACGCATCGGGGGTACTTGCGTTGCGTATGCGCTTTACACCACCCCACCCGCAGCACAGCGCCCGTGGCAGGGTCTGACGGATGAGGAAATTTTACGCGCAGACCCTTGGGAAATTTTACGCGCAGACCCTTGGAGGGGACCATCAGACTCAAATATCAATCCGTACCAAATACTACTCAAAGTCCGAACCTTGGAAGCCAAACTGAAGGAGCGGAACACATGAGAGACGACCCTGAAACAGATTTCTACCGCGCTTGGAATGCAGGGCAAGTAAGCCGTGTAAGCGATGGAGAAATAATGAAACCAACGATCAACAATCAGCGCCCGTGGGTAGGGCTAGAAGCAGAAGACCTAGCGCAGATTGAGAGCGATGAATTTTGGCAGGTTGGAAATCACATGGCTATTGCAATGGCAGTGGAAGCCAAACTGAAGGAGCGCAACACATGATTGAATACTTCCACCCCGCCTATCCAAAGCTGTACCGCATTGGGGGCGAGTACGCGCCGGGGCTGGCTAGGCTATTCGGGGCGCATGAGTGCCATGAGGGTAAGGCGCATGACGTTGTTGATGGCAAGTGCATCAAGTGCGGTGTGCACATAAAGGAGAACACATGAAATTGTTTAAGCTAAAGGGCGTATCCAAAAAATACGCACTTAGGGCAGCATATTACAGACGGGCAGCTAGGGATCAAGGGGTGGCTGGTCTTGCGTTTGATGAAAACGCACTGCGGGAGTTGTTTGACTGGGAATCCCGTGGTGTTGGAAGCGTTGACAAAAGCAAGAACGGCTTTGCTTACGGGAAGTGGTGCGTTGACTTAGCAGTTTCGATGTGGATTGAAGACATCTTAAAGGGTGATTTTTGCAAAGCCGAGTTTCTAGAAACACCCATACAGAGGCTGCACAACAAAAAGAAACTAGACACCATCACAGCCCCTGCATTTTTCCCCTATGCCGATTTGCTTGATAAAAGAAGGAACAAATGACTGAGCGCCACCCAACAAGCGGTAAGCCAATCTTGAACACGCCCGATGCGGAGGGGTTATACACCTGCCAGTACACCGGACTGCGTGTCAAGATTGAGGACGCTATTTACTTAGGCCCTTGTACACCACAAGTGAGCGGAACCTATGTCTGCCACCCAGCAGCACTGCCTGAGTTCCGCAAGTCAAAGCGCATGTTTGACGAGAGCGAGGCTAACTGCAACACCTGCCAACACTTGGAACGCACACCCCACGAGAAGCGCAGGGACGGACTGATGCTGGGGCGTTGCCACTTGAACGAGTCCTTGAAGTTTCACCCAGATGACTACATGGGTATGCCATGCTACACACAAAGACAAGAGAAAAGACATGAACCTGAAACGACCGATTGACTACTTAGAGTTTTACAAGACCTACATTCCGCCACCGCCGATAAGCTCATTGCAAGAGCCTTACGAAAAACACCACCGCAAGTACGGCGAGAGGTGGAAGGCAGCTTACGCGCAGGTTCCGCTGTGGATGAAAGAAATGTCTTGGTACAGTTTTTGGAGGGAAAACATGGAAGACGAGAAAAGGGCAAGGTTCGTAGCGCGGATAAAAGCACTACCTGAGAAGGAGCAAGCAGCATTTTGGCGCGGGATCATGGCAGTCGTTGATGCGGGATGCAGAACCGGCACACTGCCAGCGGAAATGGCTAAATACTGGGGTGCTTTTTTTAACACACTGAAGGAGAACACATGAACCAAAAGAAACCGCAGCACCTACATGAGCGCCTTGGCATGTCCACGGAAGAAGCACTCAACCGACTGATTTCGTTTGGGCAACTTAACCACAAGTACAAGCAAGAACACGGCGAGTCGATTAACCCTCAACATCTTGACGCTGTGCTTAACGCCACACAGCCGAAGGAGAAGACATGAAGTTAATTGAGCTGCACTGGAACAACAATAAAGGTGAGGGCCATGTTAAGTACACCAAAGCATTTGAGGAGGCGCATATTGTTTTGCAACTTGACATGTTGCAAGACTGCCTCGTTGATTTGGAGGATAAGTACAACTCACTATTAGCAAACCCTGAACCGGAGAAGAACGGGTGACGCGGCCATACGGTAGGACACTGACCGGGCACACCGTACCCTATGGAACGCTTGTAAATGCAAATAAAGAACTGCGCAGTGCGTACTACAAACACGGCTACCTACGTGATGAGGATATGCCCGAGTTGCCATGCATACCTCTTGAGGGAGAGTGTGTTGATCCCATAGAAGAGTTGTTCAAGAAAGACATTGCTAGACTTATTGAAGAAGCATTAGATGACCTTACCCCAAGACAAAAGAAGGTGTTGCGGATGCGGTTTGGGATTGGTATGCCGCAAGAATACACATTAGAAGAAGTTGGCGTAGTGTTTGATTTATCCCGAGAGCGGATTAGGCAGATCGAAGGCAAGGCGCTGCGCTATATGAAGAACCCAGATCGCACATACAAGCTATACGAGTTGGTTACATATGAAACAAGGAGGAACACATGACACCTGAAGACGAAGAATTTGAACGCATCATGCACGAGCGGAAGTACAAGCTGGACAGCACCCGCGCAGCAGTGGTGGCACAAGACTACTACTGGATGCCCATTGACTCATCAACGCCCACTAACGTCAAGATTCTGCTGCTTGGGCGCGGCGGCGTGGCGTCACTCGGGCAGTACGTGCACCGACCCAATGAGACACAGTTCTGGGAATCTTGGGCACCACTACCGAGGAAACGCCCATGAGAGACAAACGCATTTCCAAACAGAAACGGGTAGGTGAGCCGCTGTCAGTGGTCTACTCAATCAAAGTAACGCAGAGCCAGAGGATTGCGCTTATGCGTCTAGGTCCGCAATGGTTACGAGAACAAATAGAAAAGGCCAAGAATGATAAAGCCCCACAGAGTTAAGGTCAGCCATGCTGTCTTGACCCAGACGATGCAACTTTTGTTGCAAGGAACCGTGACCGCACAACAACTCAGTAGCCATACTGGTGTACACTTGGTCACAGCCCAAGAGTGGCTGCGGGCGCTCAAAGCCGGGGCCATCATACATGTCGTGGGCTGGCTGCAGGACTCGCTTGGGCGAGACGCGATACCGGTCTATGGTATGTGGGAAGGCGAGGACAAGCCCCGGGCTAAGATGAGCCGAGCAGAGATATCGAGACGATACAGAGAACGACAGAAGGAGAAACAATGAACGCAAATGAGATACAAGTGGCCGGCAGCCACTACAAGACCAAGGCTGTGCAGCCGTGGGACTACATTGCAGCCAATGAACTCGGGTACTTCGAGGGCAACATCGTTAAGTACGTGAGCCGTTGGCGTGACAAGGGCGGGGTCGACGACTTACGCAAAGCCAAGCACTACCTCGAGAAGCTCATCGAGCTACAGATTAAAGATTGAGTCGGGCCATCGATGTAGTCTAGACAACCGCCTTGTATATGTGGCCCTAGATTGCGACAGCGCGTAGCCCGACAGCAGTTGTTTGACGCGTTGTCACTCCCCCACCACGAACCGAGGGGGCGTGGAATTTACATTCCCCCCTCACCTATTAACTAACCGGAGACATCCATGCTGACTCGAATGGAGAGAGCGCTTGTAATGGCGGACAAGTGCTGGGAAAAAGCCAACAACACTGCACCTGAGTTTGTCGAGCGGTACTTGGAACTGGCAGAAGAACTGTTGGCAACAAAGCCCGCAGTACGGGGGGACGAATTCAGAGGCTATTGCATGCGGCACAAGCTCAAGCGCGATCATCGGCTGCACCCAAATGTGTGGGTGTCCGGCGTACGTGCGCTGCACAGCCTTGGCTGGATCAGCCCAATAAGAAAGGTTGAGCCCGTCGAACTACACAACCACATGCCTTCGGTCACGTTGTGGCGAAGCGAAGTTTTTTATCAAGGGAAATAAAGATGGCAAACACACCCGAGGCGCTTGTTAAGAAGCGCATACGAAAGATTCTCGAAGAAAGCAAAGCGTACTTTGCAATGCCCATCGGCACAGGCTACGGCAACAGCGGCGTGCCGGACTTCCTCATCTGCAACCGAGGCGGGTTTATCGCAATAGAAGCCAAGGCCGGCAAGGGCAAGACCACCGCGCTGCAAGAGTCGCACCTTGCAAAGATACGGGATGCCGGCGGCATAGCCATTGTGATCAACGAAGAAAACATTCATGCACTCAAAGGAATACTCAATGGAGACTGACACCGACGACGCGCAGATGATGGAGGCGCTGTCCAAACTGGACGTACAAGCGCAGGAACACTTCCGGGCTGTCGTGCGCCTGCTTGCGCTCTGCTATACGAGCCCTGAGCTTTTCAGTGGACTGCTGATAACCCGTTGCGAAGACGAGACACTGATGACATCGCTGAACGCTAATGAGATGGAAGCTGCGGACATCCTAAGCAAAGCAACGAAATTCATCGGCGCTGTGGTGACGCATGACGCGCCACCTCGAGATCAATTCAACTAGGAACTACATGAGCGCACCGTACACAACACTATTGACAATCGATTTTGAAACTCGCTGGGACAGCAAGGAGTACACGCTGTCCAAGCTCACAACCGAGGAGTATATCCGTGACGATAAGTTCTTGGCTTTCGGAGTCTGTATACACGAATACGGAACCGATGCAATCACTCAATGGTATAGAGGAGATGAGCTTCATCGAATCCTATCGACCTACGACTGGACTAAGACCGCAGTCCTTGCGCATAACGCCCAATTCGATGTTTCCATCCTCTCTTGGCGGTATAACGTCCGACCCGCTTTTATCTTTGATTCCTTGTCAATGGCGCGTGCTCTACGCGGCGTGGAAGTTGGCAATTCCCTCGCGAAACTTGCAAGCGATTTTGGTCTTCCCCCCAAAGGGCGAGCCGTATATTCTACGGATGGACTGGCCGTCCTTGAGCCTGAGACAGAACGAGAACTTGCTGAGTATTGCAAGCACGACGTATATCTCTGCGAGCAAATATTCAAGCGACTCGTTAAGGGCTACCCTGCAAAGGAGCTACGACTCATCGACATGACGATGAAGATGTACACAAACCCGATGCTTGAGCTTGATGAGGATATGCTGTTCAATGCGCTGCATGAGGAGCGTGAGGCACGCGAGGAACTACTCGAGCGACTGCAGATATCTGACGCGGACCTTGCAAGCAATATTCGCTTCGCGGAACTCCTGCGCAAGGTGGGTATGGAGCCGCCGACCAAGAAGAAGAAACCCACGGTCAGAACGCCCGAGCCTGTCGGAGACAACTACGCGTTCGCCAAGACCGACGCCATGTTCCAAGCAATGCTCAACGGATTTAACGAAGATGTGCGCCAGCTATGCGAGGCGCGGCTCAAGGTCAAGTCCACATCCGAGCGCACACGGGCGCAACGGTTCCTAGACATTGCAGGGCGGGGCACACTGCCGGTGCCACTGAGCTATTACGGTGCAGCCACGGGCCGGTGGACGGCCAGCAAGGGGAGCGCCATCAACATGCAGAACCTCAAGCGTGGGAGCTTCCTGCGCAAAGCCATCATGGCACCTGAGAAGCACGTGTGCGTGGTGGGTGACCTGTCTCAGATCGAGCCCCGGGTGCTGGCATGGCTGGCTGACTACGACGACATGCTGCACATCTTCAATGCCGGCGGAGATCCGTATGCACAGTTCGGTGCACAGATGTTTAACATCCCTGACTTGAGCAAAGAGAGCCATCCGGATTTGCGGCAGTCGGCCAAGTCTGCTTTGCTAGGCGCAGGTTACGGTCTTGGATGGGCATCGTTCGCAGCGCAGCTACTGGTGGGCTTCCTCGGGGCTCCGCCGCAGCGCTACGACAAGGGCTTCGCCAAGAAGCTGGGGGTGACAGGTGACTACATCGAGCGCTTCCTTGAGTGGGACGACAACGTGGTCAAGATGAACGAGATCCCGCACACCTGTACGACACAGGAGTTGCTGATCCACTGCGTGGCAGCTAAGAAAATCATCGACATCTACCGTGCCACGGCACACGCTGTTGTGGGGTTCTGGGAACTGTGCTCCAGCCTGATCCAGCGTTCGTTGGCGGACGGTGAGGAGTACCGGCACAAGTGTCTTATTTTCAGGAAAGAAGAAATAGTTCTTCCCAGCGGCATGAGTTTGCTGTATCCTAACCTTCGTCAGCAGAAAGACAAAGACGGTAGGAGCCAGTGGGTATACGGGCCAGACGCTACCAAGATCTATGCCGGCAAGATCACGAACAATGTTACGCAGGGAACAGCACGTGTGGTGATGACTGATGGGATGCTCAGGGTTGCCAAACGCTACCCTGTGGTGGGAACAGTGCATGACGAGTTGATCGCCATTGCACCGGAGAAGGAAGCGCAAGAGGCGCACAAGTGGGTGCTTGAGCAGATGACGCTCGAGCCGAGTTACATGCCGGGGATTCCTCTGGCGGCTGACGGTGGCTTTCACCGTAGGTATGGACTAGCAAAGAGATAGGGAACATCATGAACGCAATTCCAACGGCAGTTAAGGTAGGCAAGCAGCCCTATCAAGTACAGTACAAACAACGAACGCCCAAGACCATGTACGGCAGCATCTACTATGACCGCAAGATCATTGAGGTGTTCAAGAACGATGATGCAGCGCGGGAACGTAACACGTTCTGGCACGAGTTGACACACGCCATCCTGCACGAGATGGGCCACGAACTTAGCCGCAATGAGAAGTTTGTGACTGAGTTTGCAGACAAGCTCAGCGGTGCTGTGGACAGCGCACGGTTTGACAAGCATGTCTGAGCACCAAGTCAAGTGGAGCCATAGCTCCCTCAAGGATTTCGAAGGCTGTGCTCGGCGCTACCATGAAGTGAAGGTGCTCAAGAAGTACCCCTTCCAAGAGACCGATGCCACACGCTACGGCGTGCAGGTACACGAGGCCATCGAGCACTACATCAAGGACGACAAGCCAATCCCGCCACAGTACGCGCAGTTCCAGCCGGTGGTGGACGCAATGCTGCAGAAGACTGGGCGGGTGCTGGCTGAGTATGAGATGGCGCTGACCAAGGACTTGAAGGTGTGCAAGTGGGACTCCCCGAATGCGTGGGTCCGCGGCATTGCCGACATCTTGGTTGTGGACGACGACAATCTGACCGCATGGGTGGGGGACTGGAAGACTGGGGGCAACCGCTACCCGGATCGAGACCAGTTGGTGTTGATGTCTATCATGACCTTCGCACACTTCCCACACATACGCAAAGTCAACAGCGCTTTGCTATTCATTGTCAAGAACGACATGGTCAAGATGCAGATGCAGCGGGATCAAGCCGACGCTGCATGGTGGAAGTACCGTGAGCGTATCGCACGGCTGGAAGCATCGTTTGCAAACAACGTATGGAACCCAACACAGACACCGCTATGTGGGTGGTGTCAGGTGACCGGGTGTGAATTTAACCCCAAGCATTAGGAGAAAGACATGACCCAAACCAACGGCAAGCGTGACTACAAGCACGCATACAAACTGCAGAAGAAAACCGGCGAGACGCAAGACCAACTCGAGCGCCAGAAGGCTCGGGGTATCTATGACAAGAATGGTGTGCCCCGCGATGGCAAAGACATTGACCACATCAAGCCCCTGCGTGCAGGCGGCAAGACGATCCCCGGCAACCTGCGCTTGCGCGGGAAGAAGGCCAACCAAGCGGACAACGGCAAGTAATGGAAATCCTAGACAATAAGGCGGTGCTGATACGCACACGCAATCCCGGTAAGTACACCGTCATACCCAAGAGTCGAGTTATTGAGGATCATGGCAACGGCGGCTATACAGTGGCGGTGTACTGGGGGCTCGATGAGATGCGGGTGCTCAAGAACCTCGGAGTCAAGAACACCCCCTCACCTATCTCCCGCAAGTACGACTGGCCCGGGCGCTACATCCCGATGGCGCATCAGATTGAGACCGCTTCATTCCTGACGCTGCACCGCAGGGCGTTCTGTTTCAACGAGCCGGGGACAGGCAAGACACTCAGCGCTCTGTGGGCGGCTGACTACCTGATGAAGCGTGGTGAGGTGCGCAGGGTCTTGATCCTGTGCCCGCTGTCGATCATGCATGCAGCATGGGTAGGCGACATCAACAACAGCGTGATGCATCGCAAAACGGTGGTCGCCCATCACAGCAGTGCTATGCGCCGCGTCGAGCTTGTTCAAGGTGACTACGAGTTGGTGATCGCCAACTACGAGGGGCTCAACCTAATTGCCGACGAGGTCAACAATGATGGCCGGTTTGATCTGGTCATCGTCGACGAGGCGAACGCGTACAAGAACCCCAGCACACAGCGGTGGAAGTCTCTGGCTAAGATCATTCACCCGCACACATACCTATGGATGATGACCGGAACGCCTGCCTCACAGACGCCCGTGGATGCGTACGGTCTTGCCAAGCTGGTCAACCCGTCTGGTGTGCCCAAGTTCGCAACCGCATGGCGGGACAAGGTGATGAACAAGCTGACCGCGTTCAAGTGGGCTCCCAAGCCCGAGGCCAAGAATCTGGTGCACGAGGTGCTGCAGCCTGCCATACGCTTCACCAAAGCGCAGTGCCTTGATCTGCCGCCGGTTGTGACCGTGACAAGGGATGTGCCGATGTCGCCACAGCAAGCCAAGTACTACAAGCTACTCAAAGAACAGATGCTGTTCCAGACAGCGGGCGAGACGATCTCAGCGGTCAATGCGGGTGTCGCCGTCAGCAAGCTACTTCAGATATCGGCAGGCGCTGCGTACACAGACGACAAAGAAACCGTAGAGTTCGATGCATCACCGCGTATGAAAGTGCTCATGGAGATCCTCGAGGAGACTGACCGAAAGGTCATCATCTTTGCAATGTTCCGCTCCAGCATCGCCACAATCACCGCCCACTTGACCAAGCACCATATCCCCAACGCACAGATCCACGGGGATGTGAACGCCACCAAGCGTGGGCACATCATCAACGACTTTCAGAACACGGATGCGGTGCGTGTTCTTGTCATGCAGCCTCAAGCCACTGCACACGGTATCACGCTGACTGCGGCGGACACAGTTATTTTTTATGGGCCGTTGATGAGCGTTGAGATGTATTTGCAGTGCATCGCACGGGCTGACCGCAAGGGGCAAAACTCTGATAAAGTGACCGTCGTGCACATACAGAGCAGCCCCATTGAGGTGCGGATGTTCAAGGCAATGGCGGGCAAGGTGGGTGAGCATGCGATGCTCGTCGGGCTGTTCAACCAAGAGATAAAAAATAATTGAAAGGAGCACTTCATGAAGCAAAACTAGGTGTATGATTGTCAAAGGTTTAACAAACCTGCCAGTAATAACAGGAGAAATAAATGACTGAAAGCAATGAAGGAGCCACTGTCCCGATGGACACGTTGGCCCGGGTGTATCGCAAGATGCAGACAAAGATTCAGCAGATGACCGCCGTTTATGAGACGGAAGTCGAAGTGCTGAAGGCGCAGCAGGAAGTGGTTAAGACCGCCTTGAAAGACCAGATGCTGGCACTTGGCGTGAAGTCCGTCAACACGGCGGAGGGCACCGTCATTCTCTCAACGAAGACCCGCTACTCGACCCAAGACTGGGACGCGTTCAAGGAGTTCATGAAAGAGAATGACGCCCTCGATCTGTTGGAGAAGCGCATTGCGCAGACCAACATGGCTACCTTCCTGCAGGAAAATCCGACCCTCGTACCGCCGGGTCTCAATAGCAATAGCGAGTACGCAATCAGCGTACGCAAACCAACCAAATAACCAAAGGAAAATCAAATGAGTAATGTTGCTCTCTTCAACCCCGGCCAAGTGCCGGCCTTCGCTCGCAAAGCCGAGTTGTCTGACATGGCTAAGTCCCTCGCAGGGGGCGGTGGCGGTGGTGGACTTCGCGTCAGCATCAAGGGCGGCGTGTTCCGTCTAGTCAACAACGGCAAAGAGGTGACGGCAATTGATGACCGCCATCTGGACATCGTGCTGGTCAAAGCAGCCCCCAAGGTAGCGCGAGTGTTCTACGCCAAGAGTTACGACTCCGAGAACACATCGGGTCCAGACTGCTGGTCACCTGATGGCGACACGCCCAGCAACGAGTCCACCAGCAAGCAGGCTTCGCGCTGCTCTGAGTGCCCCAAGAACATAGCTGGCTCAGGTCAAGGTCAGAGTCGCGCATGCCGGTATCAGCAGCGTCTGGCTGTGGTGCTCGAGAACGATATGAGCGGGGGTGTGATGCAGTTGTCGCTGCCGGCTACGTCCATCTTTGGTAAGGCAGTTGAGGACAACCGTCCGCTGCAAGAGTATGCCCGCTGGCTCGTCGCTCAGAACATCAACCCCGAGGCTGTCGTCACCCGCATGCGGTTCGACACCAAGTCAGAGAGCCCCAAGCTGTACTTCAAGGCGCAGCGCTGGCTGTCAGACGACGAGTACGAAACCATCTTGGAGCAAGCGGCTTCCGATGACGCACTCAAGGCCGTCACGATGACCGTGGCGAAGATGGACAACGCAGTGTCGAAGCCGCTTGAGTTGGCCGGCAAGCCCCCCGCCAAGGTTAAGCCCATCCCTGCTCCCGCAGTGGAAGAGGAAGAAGAGGCTCCGCCCCCACCCCCCAAGGCCAAGCCAGCCGCCAAGGCCAAGCCTGCTCCCGCACCCGTAGCGGAAGACGAGCCTGATGAGCCCGTCGTGCGCCAAGAAGCCCCCAAGAAACCCACGGCCCCCGCCAAGGGTACGCTGGCTAGTATGGTCAGCGACTGGGATGATGAGTAGCCCTTTAACCTGTAGGGCTATTGCCCTACTTTGGAGAAACTATGAAACAGTACAACACTAAGGTATCCCGCGAAGAAGTGGGGGCACTTCTTGCGTATGACCCGCAGACAGGGTTGTTCACCCATAAGGTGAATGGGCACAAGCGCAAAGCAGGCGCGGTTACGGGCCGTCTCGACACCAAAGGATTGGGGCGAAGAAACAACGCTATTCGCTTGGTTTTTTTGACACTTTGGAAGAAGCTGAAGAAGCCTACACCGAAGCCAAAAAACAACTCCACACTATTGAGTAGCTAAGTTTCGGGGGGAAAGCGGGAGACGCCTCGCTCTCTACCAATAGACTGGTGCCGTTCACAAGGAGAGCACCGTTAGTACCCCCACCTATTCCTATGGCCTACCAACCACACCTAATTGCGCTGATCAAGGCACAGCGCCTAACCCTTGGCGTTCGCCTCGGACGCTGGGCTGTGTTCCTTGATTTGCCCGCTGCCAAGATTGCACTAGCGATAGGCGCTACCCGCCAGTCCGTGTACAACTGGATGAAAGGCGGCGAAGTATTCGTTGCGTACCGCCCTGCGGTTACGCGTGTCATTGAATGTATGCAGTCGTCCAAGACGGCTGAAGAAGCATGGGGGAAGATATGCACGGAATTCGACCTGAGAACTTGAGTGATGCAGAGCTTGTGCGTTACGCATGGCTAACCGGCCCCGCACAACTTACCCCTGATTGGGTTGC